AATTCGTTTCGTATTGCGAATAGTTCGCTTGAAACTTCTTGAAGTCGTTTAAACATTATTCGTGTATTATTTGAGGTGTATAACTATTACCGTTGTCTTTGCGTAAATATGGAAGTGTATTTAATAACGTGCTTTTCCAATTTACAATTTTACGTGTTTTATTATTTAATGTAACACTCCAATCGTTTATTTTCCAACTTTCATATTTTAATCTAATATCCTCTTTGTTTATAGTTGGCACTTGTTGTATTGCATAAGCTAAAAATTCAGATAACTCAGGTATATATATTTCTTTATTATTCTTATCATTCTTGTTAGTGGTTGATTGTTGGTTAATCGTTTGTTGCTCGTTTGTTATTTCGTTGGTTGATACTTGGTATTTTTCGTAGCTAACTATTTGAATAATAGTACCTTGCGAACTTGTATCGCTGGTTATTTCGTTTGTTGAAATTAGCTTAGTTAATGCAGTTCTAATTTGTTGACTACTCAACCCTGTTTCACGTGCTAATAAATCACGACTTGTAACAATTGAACCTACTTTTAATTCAATTCCTTTAAATCGTTTCTCTTTGTGATTAGCTTTTAAAAGTAAATGTATGAAAAGACGAAAGCAATTATTATCGCTATACCATTCCCATTCTAAAATTTGCCTGTGGAGTTTTATCCACCCTTGTTGATTTGTCATGGTTGTTATTTAAAGCATAACCCCCGAACCAATAGCCACAACCACGAGGCATCTTGTATTCAGGGGTTAATAAAAAAGTCTTCTGATTCATGTGGTTGTAATTTCAGATTCACAAATATACAAACTATTTTTTAATCAAACTCGAAATTCTTATAATAATTATTTGATATGTTAACTTTTATTCTCCACCGTTTTAATTTACGGTAATCAATCTTTTGCTTTGCGTTGTATATTATCATTACCAATACTTAATTATAAAATGAATAACAATATACCAAAATATAAAACCTATTACAAACGGTAATAAACATCCTATTTTCTTCATAGCTTTTCTAATTCAGTTACAACAGCTTTCCAAAACACGATTTTCTCCAAGTCTAAGGTTTCCCAAACATGAGAATGAGCCAAATATATTGCTATCTTTTTTGATAGTCCATGATTCTTTATTTCTAATCCAACAAATATATCTTCTATTAGGTTTATTGCTTTCTCTTTTGGTGTCATAGTTCGTGTTTTAGTTCGTTTTTATTTATAGCAAAATATAAGTTTTGTAATTCATGAACATATTTAATATATGTTACAAAATAACATCCTGCATCTGAATAATCATTATTATAATACCATTTTTTTTCTTCTTCATCATATCCAACTGAATTAAATAAACTAACATCAGTTTTAATAATATAATTGTCCATATATTGATTATCTGTCTTTTTAAACCCTAATTTTAATAACCACTCTTCTGTTATTTCAATAGGTATTAAACAAATTCCTACATAAAAACTACTCGTATTATCGTGTATTTTTACACTGTTATTTGTTCTAATTTCGGTAACTACAACGTAACCTCGTTTTCCGTTTAAATAGTTTCCTATTCTTAATTCACTTGCATTCATACGTTTGATTTTACTATTACTGAATCCGTGTTTACAATCTTAAAAGTACGTAATTTTCTGTATTCTTGTTTAAATTGTACTAATCGCATCCCTTTATCTGTCTTACAAACTTTCTCAAAGTATTCTTTACCCTTAGTGACTTCTTTATAAACACGATTCAATACTTGTTCTAAGTCCTCAGGAGTAGTATATTCAAATGTGCAAGTAACTTCTTTCGTTTTCATATACGATAGTATTTATTTGTTTGTGAATCATACTTAACATTGTATGCTTTTGCATGGCAAATCTTTAAATATAACTCCATGTTAAACTTACCAATGTTTTTTTTCTCTTGGTCTTTCCAATATCTGATTATTTCAATCAAAGTTGGATTTCTTTTTTTAGGCTCTCTCATCGCATAAATTTTAAAATACAATACAATGCTCCAACGATAGCGAAAAGTATCACTGGAAAGCCTAAAAACGTGTAAATAACGTCTTTGTGTTCATCTGTTGTCGGTTTAACATCATCCAACAAGTTGTTTAATCTGTTTTTCATAACTTAAATTTTAATTGTTTCAGCAAATATACTATTCTTTTTAATATAAGTTACGTTTTTTAACAATTATTTTTTAGGCAATAAAAAAACCCCTACTTTTTATAGGGGTCTTTCAGTTAAAACAATTAAACCAAATTATGATTAGATATGCAAATATAAACTATTTTAATTTCTTAGAAACATATCTACCTAAAATTTTACCTACAAAAGTGAGAAGACCATTTTGAGCATCGACTTTTACCTCGATGTTGTCAGCAGTCTTACTCACTTCTATATCCAATTTCTTAGTGTCTAATTTTACCTCACTTGAATTTTCGTCTTTATGAATTTCCAACGATGCGTCATTCACTTGAATTTCAACATCAACCTTTTTTTTCTTTGCCATTATTTTATAAATTTAGTATATACTGATTTTCCTTTTACTTTTGTCATTCTTAATGCTTCCTTTCGGTTTCCAGTAGCTTTGTAGCTTATATGAAACCAACCCGCTTGTGTTTGCGTACCTCCCTCAAATATAGCTTGGTCAAAATCTAAATTCTCGATTATCCAAACAAATAACTCTTTGTCATGTAAATCTAAGTCCATTGCCTCCCCTTTGCAATGCTGTGATGACTTTGCCCCTCCGATAACTTTATTTAATAACGTTGAACGAAAACCCGAATTGATTTTAATTGGTTTACCTACCTTTTTTCTGATAGGCTCAAAAACTTTCTCACAAAGCAATTTAGCTTTTGCAGTTTCACTTTCATTCATCTTATTTAAGATACTATGCTTTGTCGCAGATTCCGACCTTTCAAATTCAACAAGCGATACGTGTTCAGATAGTTTCATCCTCTAATTCGTTTTTCGGTAAAATTGCATAAAAATTATTAAATAAACTTTGTTTGTTTTTTTCAGTTTGTTCAATCAATGCTGTTTTACCATAACAATCATACAATCGTTGTTTAAGTTCTTGAACTTCGGTATGGGTGTACCATAACCATATTGCCAAAACTCCCGTAGCTCCTTGTTTTTTAATCACGTCTAAAAGTTCGTTTAGATTTATCATTTTTTTATTCATAAAATTAAAATTGAAGTGTTATAACCGTTTCCATTTGGATAACTACATTCATTCCCACAACATCCACTGCAACCATGACATTCAATCATAGGTCGTAAATCAGTATCTTTGTTTTCTTCTGAAATAAACTCCGGGAATAACTTTTTATTTTTAATTAAATACTTTATTAATCGCTCTTCAAAGAATGCTGCTTTTTGTGCGTAGTGTTCCATACCAAATGCAACCTCTCTTTGACTTACTGAACTTGAAAAGTCCCCGTTTTGTAATTGAAGACCTTTGTTTTTAAGTTGATATGTTAAACCGAATACAGCATCCTCAGCACTTCGCCATGCCACTATCGGTTGAATGAATTTAATTAGTGTTTCTTCAGGGCTTCCCGGTAATGCTAATTGTTGATTATAAACATCCAGCATATAATTAAAAAAAACAGTTCCCAAAATTGGCATTACTCTCAATTGTGCTTGAGTAGCTATGTAAGGAGTTACATCCGTAACGTCAACATTTGCTGTTATCGGTGTATTCGTTTTTAAATATGTTTCAGTGATAAAATATAACATTAGACAATAGGTGTTTCTTGTTTTGGAATAGGAACTATATCGCCACCCTCGATTGGCGGTAAACTTGCTAAGGCTCTAATTTCGTTTGGTGTCATAGACCCGAGAACTTTTGTAGCTACCAAAGGGGACATTGTATTCAACGCATCGCTTGTTTTACTTGCACTTTCAGCAACTTCGACAATCGTTTCATTAATGATTTGAAAATTATTGATTCTTAATTCGCCTTTTACTTTTGCAATATGCAATAATTCGTTAAATATATCTTCGACAATTTCTCTCAAAGGTTTTACAACGTTCTTTTCAAATATAACGTAGGCTTGTTTTATATCACTACCGGATCCAAGTGAGCCAGTTGTACGAACCCCCATTAATATAGGGTCAATAGTATGAGCAAAACAAATCTGTTCTGTATTTAAACTTGATGCCTCTTGAAATAGTTTATCATTTGCGTTTGTTGGTAAACTTTCAATCTTTGGTAATTGCTCCGGAGCATTCGCAAAAAACGCAACTGCCTTACCAGCATTTTCAGCACCCTTTAATTTATCAATCGTTCGTCTAATCATTGACTTTTCCTCTTCGCTTTGCGGTCGCTTAGGAAACATCATAGCAAAAGACGGGAAAACAGCATTTTGAATGTTTGATTTTGCTAAATAACTTAACTCCCCACTCAAAAAAGCAAAGTTCAAAGCACTTGAATACTGAGGTAACGGATAAAAGTCTTGACCAATACAAGGTAACTCATATATAAATAACTGCTCTAATTCTTGATTTAATGGATTATAAGGCACTATTTCCTCTACATCTATACGTGTAGACCAATCCTCACAAATAAAGTATGTTTGACCGTCTCTTGAACGTCTTATTTTTTCCGGTGATAGGTTATCAATTCGTTTTAATTTTCCACGTTCTGAAAAACACAATCTAAAATATACGCGGTTATGAATTACAAGTTGTTTTGTAACTATTGCAGCAGTCTTTTTTAGCTTTAATTTCTTTTCAAATGCGTACAAATCTAATTTTTCCTCATTTGTAAGTTTCTCAATGATAATGTTAAACCCACCACCAACGACAGCGTTAACTTTGTAATCTACAATAGCACCATGCAAAGGCGAAGTGTAATACATTTGATTTAAAACCTCCGGATATAAGTTATCCTGTCCGAATGGAATGTAACCAGCAACCTGATAACGACCATTTACATAAGGTAGTGCGAGATTTGCACCGCCAATTTTAACAAATGGTGTACTGAAAGATTGATAACCCTCCACAACTTCAACACTTTGCTTTTCACTTTTAGAAAATATATTGTACCATGCCATAATTAATCGTAAATTGAGTTTATAACTGCTCCCGAAACAACCATACGACCCTCTTCGATAATAATTCCCGTAGTGTCTTCAATCGTTACCGGTGCAATTAATGATTCATAAACAGAATAAGTGTACTGCCCTTTTGTTAATTCAACATCAACCGGCTCATCTAATAAGAATTGATTAAACCTTTCAGGATAAGTTGAAATATCCGCTGTCGTAAATAAAATTGGATCGCTTTCCGGATTCATTTCATTTTGAAACACGAATAAATAAAAAGGATTTGTTAACGAACTAACCTCTGAAAGTGTTAATACGATATTGTTTACTTCATCCTTGTTTATGTAAATCATAACTATATTAAATTAGTTCGTCTTTTTGTTTAAAAAAAAAGCACCCCGAAGAGTGCTAATTTTGATAAGAGTAAGCGAATTAAATAACAGATAATACAGTTGACTCAGTTACCTCATAGGCTAAAAAGTCATTTTGTGCTAATAGTGTAACACTGTATTTCGAACCGTCTGCTCTGGCCGTTCCAGAACCCTCAGCCGATGCTGTTAATTGTAAGAATGGAAAATACCAATACTTACCATTTGCATCTTGTACGATTGCATTCAAATACTGTTGACCAGCACCCAAAACTTTAATAGCTTGTGACTTCGATTGGTCACGTCTATGGAACATTAAAGTAATTGTTTGAGTGTAATAAGACGAACCATTGATTAAATCAATCGCAGCTTCTTCAGTATAGCTTCCCGTGTTTCTTCTGATTTCAAATTCAGTGTAAACGTTTGCCGGATTTGTTAATGTAATTGAATCGATAGTCCACGTTAACGTTGGGTTTAAAGTGAATGTATCAATGTTATCTTGTTGGTTTATCCACACTTTGTAGATTCCCCCGGAGTTGTTATCGCATGATTTTACGATTCCCTCTAATGCTTCACATGACATATTTATATTTTTTTTTATGTTTTACAAAAAAGGGGCGAGGTTATCCCCACCCCTTAAATTATTTATTAGTTAATGATTAATCAAAACAATCAGCCCAAACAGCGATTTGCTCAGGATTTGTGTAATAGAAACCAGCTTTAACATTTGCACGTGTACGGATATAAGGCTCAGCAACTGAATCAGTCAAATTAACTGCTTTCAATGCTTTTGAATCTCCCTCTGCATCAAATGCGTAGATTAAATCGTCTTTCAAAGATGCAACGATTGTGTTGTCAGGCATACCCTCACAAACTACAACTTTAATTCCTAAGAAAGTCAATCCCAAAGGTAAAGTTACATAAGTCAAAGTGTTACCAGATGCAGCAGCAAGTTCGTATGCAGCAGCTACATTTGAAGAAACTCTGAAACGTAAATCAGCTTTTTTGAATCTTACAGATGCCGGTGAAAGACGGTACAGAAAAATCGCCATTAGAACCTTGAGTCATTTGCAAAGCCACGAAAGATTGCTCTAAGTCAAATTGACAGATTTGAGCCATTGCAGAGAATGCACAAACATCAATATCAATAGCATTCAATGAATCATTTGGAGCAGTAAAAGCACAAGTCGAAGCCTGTAAGATTGAGCCAAATGTTACGTTACCAAGTTTTGTACGAGATTTAATTCCCGGCAAAGCACGATAAGTGTCTGCTACATCAGCAGTTAAATAAGCACGAGAATAAAACTCGTTAGGATTCGGACACAACAATGCGTTTGTTTCAATATCCAAATCAAATTTTAATTTTCTTTCCATTTTTATTGTTTGATTTTAATTAATTACTTAGTTTATTTAATGCACTGAATTTTTCAGCCATTGACATTTTTACCTCAGATTTAAGTTCAATTTCCTCTTCGGATTTTTCCACTAACATTTCCTCAATTTGAGTTTTTAAGTCAGCGATAATTTTTAATAAATTGTTTACTTGCTCTTCAAGAACTGGTGTAACGATAGCCAAAACAGCTTCTGCATCCGTTGCCGGGTCAACTGCCATTTTTTCTTCTTTTACAACCTCTTCTGTTGCAAGTTCTTCGGGTGCCGGTTGCTCATCAATCGGTTCGGTTTCGGTTGTTACTTCCTCTTCGACAACTGATTCACTTTCCATTGCAACCTCTTCTTTCGGTGCATCTTTAATCTCGATAATTTCTCCGCCTTTTACAACGTAGACTTTACCCTCGATTAGATGTTCGCCATCAGGTAACTTCATATTATTTAATTTTAAGTGATTACTTAATTTAAGACCTAAAAACCCCTCAATAGAAAATCCGATTTGTTCATTACCAACTAATTCATTATAGTATTCTTTGTCAGTAATTTGAGCAGTTAGCATCAACGTGCCTTTAGGAACTTCGATTCCAAACGTTGTAAACGCTTTATCATATTGTGGATTGTCTACTATCCATGATTCAAGAATAAAAGCTGGAACCGTTTGTGCTTGGTCATGTTCTAAGTTAAATACATCGCGGTTCTTTAAATCTTGCATGAACTTAACATGGATTTGTTCTATTGTTTCCGCTGTAAATTGCACGTAATACTCGCCCGTTTCGTCATCCCGTCTATATATTTCCATTGGAATCATTGCCGGTGCTGTTACGCGGTATTTTACGTCATCCGCAAATAACATTTTGGCATCATGGTTGAATGCCATACCCTTAACTTTAATAGCCGGATTTGAAGTAAAAGCGATTTGTTCAATGCCTAATTCTTGACCGTCTGAATACTCAGGGTCAATCGTGATTTTATAAACCGGTAGGTCTTTGGTCATGCCTATATTAAATTTTATTTATATTTGTTCAAAAATTATAAATATGATTGAAGTGTTAGGTAGGCAAATAGCCAATAAAATGAATGAAATTACTGTTGAGGAATTTGAAAAGATTTCTGCAATACATAACGATTCCGAACTTGACAACGTGGAAAAGCATATTCGTGTTTTTGAAGTTGTTGGAATAGACGAAGAGGAATGGGATGACTTTAATTATTTCGTTGAAAAGACCCGAGAATTTAATACTGACAATTACGAAAAAAAAGAACCAATCGGAGAAATTGAAATTGACGGATATACCTACAAAGCTGAATTAAAACTATCTGTAAAAGATACAAAGCTAATTGAAAAGCTAATCAGTAAAACAAATAAACATAACGTTGCTGATATACTCGCTATCATGTTTAAACGTACCGATTTGAGCAATACAGAACACTATGCCGATGCCCACTTAAAACACAAAGCAAAATTATTTAGAATGCAACCCGCTGAAATTGCTATCCCTTATATAACATTTGTAACAGAAACAATTTCAAATCATGCTAATAAACAAGCTGCCGACAAAGTGGAATCAAATAACGATTGAACAATTTCTTGAACTTAGAAACTTAGAAAAGTCAGACGGTGTTTTTAGCTATCAAATTGATTTGATTTGCACCTTATTAGATGTTTACCCAGAACAGTTTGACGATATTACAATACAAGAACTTGATGAGTATATAAGCAAAATAAAGTTTATAAACTCGGAGCCACCAAAACAATATCTTTCAGAATTTGATAAGTTTAAATTGAAGCCATTATCTAAGTTAACACTTGGAGAGTTCATTTCTTTGGAATCATATTTCTCTGATGACTATGTAAAGAAACTACCAAACATTATCGCAATACTTTATAGGCGGTTTCGTGTTAATGAATGGGGCGATAATACCCTCGAACCTTATAATTATAATTCAAATGACCGTTTAGATTGGTTTCTTGATTTTCCTATTACGCACGTTTACGGAATACTTCCGGAATACATGAAATTTAGAGAATCTATTATTGACCAATACCAAAACCTTATGGATGAAACAGAACAAGACGATTATGAGGAAACAGAACAGCTGGATGCTGAGGAACGCAAAGCAATAGATGACGAGAAACGACAAAAAAAATGGGCTTGGGAACAACTTATATGGTCGCTTTGTCAAGAGGATTTAACTAAGTTTAATGCTGTTTGTGAATTACCTTTAATTCTTGTATTTAACTTTTTAGGAATGAAAAAAGAATTGAACATTTAGTATTCCAATGCAGACCAAAACTCACCAAATAACGGATTAAAGTCATAGATTACGTTTTGCTTTTTACGTAGCATTGCACTCACTTGAACTAATGGATATTTTTGTGTTAAAAAAGCTAAATACTCGGCATACATTTCACTAATAATACCCTCACTTTCTAAACGATTATTAAACTGCCTAACTAAGTGATATGGTTCTATTGTTATTGTACCGTTATTTAAAAACCCAAAGTAATATGCAGCCAGTATTTCGATTCTTAAATTACCCTCAGTTGTAAATTTAGCATTAATACGTACCGATTCATACAAAGTACCGGTATCAATCAAAGCATCCTCTTTGATAACTTTTTTAAGAACACGGGCTGCCTTGTTTCTTATTTTATATTTAAGTCTGAATTCCGCTGCTGCCATACCTATATTAAAATTAATCTCCTATTTGTTCGGGAACTTGACAATCTGTATAGTTTCCAATAGTACACGTAACTGTCATTACCCATCCCGCTGCATAATCTAATAAGTCGTTGTTTAAAGGTCGCATTGTTGGTGGTGCCATTATATCTATTGAATAGTCATTACTATCAGTAAACCATACATAAAAGTCATTTAATATCAAATGGCAATCACTTAGAATTACGTTTATATTTGCTCGGTCTTTTTGTATGATATCCATACAATAAATTTCAAGTTGAATATCAGTAGTAAACCCCTCTACTCCCGGTGTTGCATCTATTGGAGCAATATAAACCAAAGGATACTTTTCGTCTTTCGTTGCGAAATTAGGCAACTGTTCCACAAAGTCAGAACCTACCTTTTTAACTTGCAAATGATTGTTATAAAATGTTGATATTTTATTTATTAAACTTTGGTAGCTTATCATAACGTTGCGTTTTTATTGATTTTAGCGATTTTATTTTGCGTGTTTGTTAGTTCAGTTTCACTTACCACCGCTTTAACTGTTATTTCGGTTGTTTGTGTTTGACCATTTGCACCTACATTATTCATATTATTACCTTGTCCGAATAAATTGAATGACGGTGTCGCTCCAGTTGTCGATGTTGAACTTGCACCCGGTAATGACGGTTGATTAGTGCCACCCGCTCCAGCAGTTGATGTGAATTGTGTTGATGCTATTTTAGCGATATTAGCTGCTGATATAGCAGCGGTTGCAACTAAGTTAGCAATTCCAATCGGATTCGGTACAACTCCAATAGCCAATGGAGCAGAAGCCAAAGATGCTGTAATTGCTTTTCCGGCATCTACAATCGCACCAGCTAATTGTAAAGATTTATTAAACTTAAATTGTTTCTTTGCTAACTCTTCCTCCTCCTTACTGCCTTTTTTAACTTTTGACATTTTAGCTTGAAAAGCAATATCGCCAATCGCTTGAATGGATTTAACTCCAGATTCTGCAATTTGTAAATCGTCCTGAGCAGCTTTTATTTTAGCATCCCGTATTTTTTTAGCCTCGTCTTCTTGTATTTTTATTCTTTCTTCGGATGCTTTTTTATCAATAGCATTTAAATCAGTTTGTAGTTTAGTTGTTAGTATTGTTTGTAATTCTGCATTACCTTCAGCAGCTGCTATTTCTTGGTCATATTTTAATTGGAGTTGTAACTTTTCATAATCAATTTGTGATGACGTTAATTCTTGTAGTCTTAACCATTGTTTGTCTTGTTGTTCTGCTTTTTTAATCAACCCAGCATTATATTCATCGAGTAACTTTTTTTGTTTTTCCTTTTCAGCATCAATTTCAACTTGTGCTTGTTTATCTAATTCAACTTTTAACTGTTCTTTATAAAGTGCTTGTAATCGTTTTCTTTCATTATCAGTTATGTTCAAATTTGTAATTAAATCATCTTGAAGTCTTTTGTATTTTTCATTAATCGTATCGATTTCACGTTTATTGTCATCTTTAATTAATGAAAGTTCAATATCTTTTATCGTTCTTTGCGTTGCCAACCTATCCGCAGCGTATTTTTTAGCTGCCTCAGCCGCTTTTTTATTTGCATCCGCTTGTTTCTTTGCTGCCTCTTCAGTTTCTTTTGCACTTGCCTCAGCTTCTTTTTTAGCCTCTTCGCGTTTCTTGTAATAATCTTCAGCTACTAAATACTTTCTGTCTCTTTGACCGGCTTCAATTAGTTTCTTTTCCTCTTCAATTTGTTTAGTTAATTCACTTATTTTCTTTTTATCAGCGTCCTCACCTAATTTTAACTCTGCAAATAGTGCTTTGGTTCCACTTGCAACCCGTCTTAATGATTCCTTTTCAATTCCTTTGCTCTTTTTTATTTCCAAATCCAACGTTTCCTGACCCCTTAACTTTGCCATTTTAATTTCAAAGTCATAACTTGCGGTTAATGAATCACTCCGTCTTTTAGAACTTTCAACTACCTTTTCATTCGCAGCAATCATTTTTTCTGCATTCTCTTCGGCTGCATAACTTGTTAAACCTAACCAATCTGTAAGGTCTTTGAATGCCTGAATAACCGCCTTAATAGGGACCATTATCGCATCAAAGATTTTTTCTAAAATTCCGAGTTTATGTAACAATAAAAGAACAGCAGCAACGATTGCAACGATAACAGCAACTAATAAAAATATAGGATTTGTCAATAATGAAATTCCCATTGCTATAAATTGCTTTGTAAGAATCCCAACAGTTGAGGCAACGGACATTATTACCGTTCCGAATCCTTTAAATTGAGCAGCGAAATCAGCCGGATTCAATGACTTTAAATTCTGAGTGAATGCTTTTGCTTTTTGACCAGCTTCAGCAAAATCCAAAGACATTAAAGAATCTTTTATCCCTCCAATTCCATTGCTAACTTGCTCAAATTTGGATCCACTTGAAAATACTTTAACTTGGTCGTTTGCATCTTTTAATTTATCCGATAATTCTCCGGCTCTTTCGGATAACTTTTGTATTTGTTCAGGGTCGGTTGCATCCGCTAATTGACCTTTTAAATCTCTTAACTCTTTTTTAATTGCACTTATTCCAGTGACCTTTAAAGGAACTTCTATTTCATTCATATCGTTATGGATAAACTCTTATTTCTATTGATGTTGATGTTAATACGGTATCTGACATGATATTATTAACACTTGTTTGTATGCTTACATTATCATTATTTGTTCTGTCAAATATATA